ATCGGAACAAGAGTGGCCAACGGATTTGAGGTCTCCTGTCGTATTCAAAAATTACGGACACGGATCGCCTCAAACAGGCGTCGAAGGATGAACGATCTGAAAATCGATACACCGGTGAATATCAGCCCCATCTTTAGATTCTGCGCCAGCGTCGTGTGCAGCCCAAACCACGGAAACACAAAGATCTGCGTGACCACAGCGACGCCGTAGCCGACGATCACGTTGGCCACCGACTCGACCAGCGACATGGCACGCGACTGTTTCATGCCGCAACACGCTCCGCCTTCAACGCGTCGAAGGCCCTCCCATCGCCATGAAGCACTGCCTGTTGCCCCGTGAATTGCTGCCACCGTTCCACGGCGACATCAACATAGGCTGGGTTCAACTCGATCCCGTAGCAGACCCGCCCCGTCGTCTCTGCCGCGATCAGGGTGGTGCCGGACCCCATGAAGGGCTCGTACACAGCCTGGCCCGGGCTGGAATTGTTCAAGATTGGCCGGCGCATGCATTCGACAGGTTTTTGCGTCCCGTGGACCGTCTTGGCATCCTGATCTTTGCTGGGGATGTGCCACAGCGTCGTTTGCTTGCGATCACCCGCCCAATGGCCTTTGCCTGCTTTTTGACAGCGTACCAGGCCGGCTCATGCTGCCAATGATAATCGCCCCGGCTGAGCACCAGCCGCTCTTTGGCCCAGATGATCTGCGACCGGATGTTGAAGCCCGCTGCCTCAAGGCTTTCGGCCACGGTCGCTGCGTGCAGCGCACCGTGCCAAACGTAGGCGACATCGCCTGGAAACAGCGCCCAGGCCTCGCGCCAATCGGCACGGTCATCGTTCAGCACCTTGCCGGTGCGCTTGGTTTTTTGCCGCGCCGGCTTGGTTGCGCCAGCTTGGATCGTACTCAACACCGTAGGGTGGATCGGTCACCATCAGCAGCGGTTTCACTGTGCCGAACAACCGCTCGATATCCGTGGCGACCGTGCTGTCACCGCAGAGCAGTCGATGATTGCCGAGGATCCACAGATCGCCGGGGCGACTGATAGGGTCCTCCGGCGTGTCGGGAATGTCGTCCTCACCCTCCTGCGGACCGCTGCCCGCATCGAGACTGTTCATCAGCGCGTTCAATTCATCATCGGTGAAGCCCGTCAGCCCAAGGTCGAAATCAGCCTCCAGCAGGTCGGCCAGTTCGAGGTTCAGCAGGTCCTTGTCCCACTCGGCGTTCTCGCTCGAGCGGTTATCCATGATCCGGAAGGCGCGGGCTTGAGCCTCGGTCAGCCCCTTGGCCACATGCACTGGCGCAGATTTGAAGCCGAGCTTGCGCGCCGCTTCCAGCCGCGTGTGCCCGGCCAGAACCACCATTGCCTCATCGACAACGATGGGCTGGCGCCAGCCAAACTCCTGGATCGACGCTGCGACCGTGGCGATGGCCTGCTCATTGCGCCGTGGGTTGCGCGCATAGGGAATGATCTGCGCAAGTGGCAGGTCCAAAACGTCCATCGGTGTTTCCTCGGGATGTGTGACAAGCGAACGATCCGTCCGCGAAACGAAACGGCTCTGGCCCGCGAAACGAAATGGGGTCAGAGGGCCATTTCGTTTCAGAGTGGTCTTACGCGCCCTCAGGCCCAGTATTTATTGGGGATGCGCGCAAAGCGAAACGAAACGGGTGTTTTTCATGGCGTCACTGGGAAAGCGTCGCGCCCAGCCCCCCCGAATACGGTTAGCAACAGGAAGGAACCGTTCAATATCAATGGGTTATACGGTTGTAGAGAGAGTTTTTTCGGTCAAGCGGTAGACATTTTTCGCGAAAGAACCGTCTTAAACACGGGTTTCAGAGAGCGTTTTTCCGGTCAAGCGCCCAGCGTCTGACCGGAAAAACAGTTGAAAGGCCTCAAGTCGCGTATGCGGCGCGCTCGAACGCCTCGTAGGTCTTCATCCAGCGCGGCTCCACGAAGGGTAGAGACTGCGTCATAATCACAGCGGCGACATCCGAAGCCGGATCAAACCAGTAATGCGAGTTCAGCACCCGGCCAGCTTGGGATCCCGCACGCCTCATACCAGGAATATCTGCTTCATTACGCATGAAACCAAAGCTGTGAGTCTTGGTCGTGCCCGGGAACGGATCGAAGTCCGCGGTAACCGGAGGTGCAGCGGAAACCATCTTCTCGAAGGTTAATGGTCCCATATGGTTTTCCAGCATCCTCGAAACGCCATTTTCGCTAAGAACCCGATGACCGTCCAGCGTGCCCCGGTTCAGGAACATGCGGAGGAACTTCATATAGTCTTCGGGCGTCGAGTAGAGCGCATGGCCCATCCCGTAAACCTCTGGGTTCGATGGTGGGGCCAACTCAAAGTCCGCGAAATGTCCATCTTCGCCTCGCGCCTTCACTCCAGCGACACGCAAGGCCATGTGATCGCGCACCTCGACGTCAGTGTCAGACATCCCAAGCGGGTCAAAAAGGTTCTCCTTGAGGAAAATATCGATCCGCTTCGCCGCTGATCTTTTCGACCATGAGCCCCAGCCAGTCGATCGATGGCCCATAGCCCCAGCGTGTTCCCGGGTCCGTCATCATCGGATAAAACATCGAGGACTTGAGTCCCGACAGGATTGATACCGCTCCCGTTTTCTCCATATATTGTCCTGGGCCGGCGTTCCAGAATTCGTACTCGAGGCCTGAAGTATGCGTGGCAAGTTGACGGGCGGTGGCCTTCGATGTCGGGGCACGAAGGACTGGTGTGTCGCCATCCCATCCATCCAAAACCCGAAGTTCGCTGAACTCGGGCAATACTTCTTCAACCGGTGTGTCGAAGTCCAACTCGCCCCGATCGATGAGGATCATCGCAGCCGTCGACCCCACAGCCTTTGTCATCGAGAAGATACGGAATACTGTATCCGTCGCCGCCGGGCGGCCAGGTGCCGCGTATCCCGATGAGCCAGACCAGGTCACACCAGCGGCATTGGCAGTCATACCGACGAGAAACGGCGCATCCTCCGACTCGACGGCATCATCCAGAACATGTTGCAGTGTCATGGCTTTCCGATCTCCTCCACCACTCATGGGATACAGTGTTGGGCGTTTGAATGGGCGTGGTCAATCTGAATTTGATCCGGCACTAACGCCAGGAGACGTTTGGGCGTCAATCCATCCACATCTCGGAAAGCAATCGGGGAGAGCCGTCTTCTAACGCACTCTCCCCATCATGCCTTACAGGTAGCACGGAAATGTTGCATGTGTCGAGAACAAAAGTGTTGCAACACATTGGAGTCGTTAGGCATTCAGTTGTGCCGCAATCTTGGTCAACGCCAACTGCCACCTCCGCCACGCAGTGGTACGATCAACCCCCTAACTCCCCCACTAATCCTGTTTCCACGGCACGCGCGCCGCACGCGACCAAATCAGCTTGCGCTCGGCCTCATCGATCCACAGCACCCAGTCAAACGTCTGCTCCAGACGGGTGATCGCGGCTGCTGAAGGCCAGACCCGCATTGGCTGCGGCTCCATGGCGGCGATCTCTTTCTTGGATCGAACGAAGTCGGGCCATGCGTTGAAGTACCCCTTTGCCTTGACCGGTGGCAGCTTGCGGAGCGTGCGGAACGATTCCTCGAAATGGCTGGCCACGTCATCGGCGGTCCAGATGTGATCAACCATTGCGCAGCTCCCCTTCGGGACGCGGCCCGTAGAGTTTGGCACCCAGCTGTTCGACCAATGCACGCTCGGGCCATGTCAGACGATCATCATGGACGCTGACAGCCAGCACGCCCTGCTCCTGCCAGCCATCGCGTTTGACCTGCTCGGGGTCGCGGCGGTGACCGCCGTATCCCTTTGGGGTGAACCGCATGCCGCTCATGCTCCACCTCCCTGGGTCTCTATGGCCCAGAGCAGGATGGCGATGGCGTCGGCCTCGTTGTCATCCGCAGGGCTGAAGCCGCGCGCACAGGCCGCGTCGATCATGGCCTGCTTGTTGGCGTTGCCCTTTCCGGTGGCGTGACGCTTGATAGTGCCAACCGGCACGCCCTCGTAGGGGATGCCCCTGAGTTCTGCCCAGCTAGTCAGTGAGGCCATAAGGCCTCCATAAACATGGGCTGCGTCGACGCCCTTGTGATTTCTGACTTCCTCGAACCAGATCGTGGCGATTGGCCCGGTCAGCCGGTCCAGCTCGGTCAGCCAGTTGGTGAACCGCAGATAGCGCATGCCGCCACCGTCATAACGGCCGGGCTTGAAGCTGACGGTGCCGCTGGTGATCAGGCTGTCAAAGCCACGGATGGCCCAGCCGGTGGTGGTGCCAAGATCGAGCGCAAGAATGGTGCGCGGGTGTTGTGTAGGTTGGGTCATTCAGACCTCCTCTTCGCGTCTGCGAGCGTGGCGAGAGGGCTGGCCGGTGAAGGCTGCGGTCTCGCCAGGCCCCGAAGGGTGGTCTGGTCACGTCAGATGCGGAACGGCTGGGCCGCCCGGGACTTCTTTCAATTCCTTCAACTGACCAATTTGAAAGAAGTCGGTCGTTAAGGTGTTGAACAGTATGTATAATATACCTTCTTTCAATATTACTTATATTTCAATAGGTACCTTCTCCTTACTTCTCTTCGCGCGCGAGAAATCACACATATACAGGTATCCTCTTGAAAGATTGAAAGAAGTGAAGGAAGTCAAAAATCCGTTCCTGAACAGCGGCTTAGACCCCAACTTCTTTCAATTGAAAAAAGCCCCGTTTTGAAAGAAGTCCACAGATCATGTCAGGATCCGGTAAACCATGGCCCTGCGACCACCGGTGTCACGCATGCCAGTGGTGATATCCCCGCTTTCGATTAGCGTTTCCAGAATCTCATTTCGATCGCGGGATTTCAACCACTGTGACGCCCGTGTGATCTCGGATTTGGTAATCCCCTTGAACCCAGCTGCGCGGATAATCTCTTTGAGCCGCTTCAAATGGGCCTCGGTTTCAGTGTCGGCAACATGTCGCTCCACCGCTGCCATGGTCCGCTGCGCGTAGTAGCGCACGAATTCGATGGCCCATTCTGTGGCGGTCAGATCAATTCGGGTTTTACAGGATCCCGCCCCACCGCCACGATCAATGCCAGCTTCAGGGCGTTTTCACCAATCCGCGCTAGGATCGCCGTACATGCCGTACCAGCGGCCGCCCGCAACTCCCCCGTCAACTCGACACTCAGCGCCTTGAACCTTGCCCGAGCCTCCTCGGTCATTGGCACGATGGCAGGGTTTACAGCAGTGTTCTGGCCAGAGGTTTTACCTGTCAGGTTGCCCTTGTGACCACCGCCCCCTGCTGCGACGCGCTTCAGGCCTCTGATCAACGCTGGCGGGGCCTGCCTGATGCCGACCGCGATATTCTCATCTGGGTAATCGTCATCGCTTGGCAGGATCAGGAAACGCGCAAGCGAGCCATCGACGACGTTTGCGCCCTGCAATGCGCCCCAGAAGTGCAATGGCGTCGTGGTGCCATAGACGCAAAGGCAGGGCTGATTGATATCACGCCGCTCGTTCGTGCCATCCCGGTTGGCGTATTCCGCACCGAGAAAGATGCCACCTGCCGACGTATAAAGCTCGGTCATGTTGTCGAGGATCTCAGTGATGTGCCGCGGACTGCGTTTGCGGTCAGCCGCTGCTGCGAGGAACATGCCGAATTCGTCGATCTGAAACAGGATCGCAGGCTGGCGGTGCAGCGCGGTGAGCAGACCCGCACCGGAGGCGATCTTGTTGCCGCCGAGGTGATGGGCCAAGCCTGCCTCGAAGAACGTCTCGTTGATGATTTCGCGGGCGTGGTTCTTGCCCGATCCGCTGTCTGCGATGCCCACGACATAGAGGTTTGAGCGCAGATTGCTTGTCGTGCGGTATTGCCGCCCCATCAGCGCGCCGATGGCACACAAGCTGGCGCCAAGCGACAAAAGTGGCTGCGGACGCCGGGCCGTCGATAACATGTAGTCGGTCAGATCCCCCACCAATCCATCGGGCATGATTAGCGTGAATGGCGAGGTGACCGTTGGTTCCTCATCACCCTCGGAATGTCCTCCCAGCCTCGACAACAGCCCCGCCGCCGGATGGGTCACCTCTGGATCAACGCTGCCATCCAGCCGCAGATCCCCCCCAGGCTGCCAGCCGTGCTCCATCGCGAGGTGGTAGATCGTGCCTGCGCCGATCCGGTCGGGCTTGAAGCTGGCCCAGGCCTTCGCGGTCGTTGCAGATACGTCCTTTGCTGCTTGTGCCGACCAGTCAGCGAAGAGATCACCGCCAGCCTCGCCAAGCGCACCTTTTAGCGCCATGCCGATGCGCATCCAGCTGTCATAATCCAGCTCGGCATTGGGCAGCCATGCGAGCGCTGCCTCGATCGCGGGCAAGGTGCCAATCTGGCTGTGGCTGCGCAGATGCTCGGCAGTAGACGACACGACCCTCAGCCCGCGCTGCCGCAGGGCCTCGGGCAGCAGCGCATAGGCCTCCTCCAGAAACCCCGCCGCAGCCTCCACGGTGATTTCCGGCAGATCAGCGATATCAAGGTCGGCCAAGCCCTCATCCGGCCAGGCATAGGGCGCGCCGGTGTCCGGATGGGTGGCATAGGCCACAAACTGCTGGCCGAGGCAGAGCACTTCCAGCGGATGGTGCTTGATGCCCCGGAAGGGTTCAGCCGTGCGGTAAATCAGCATGCGTTTTGGGGCTTTACCGATCCGCAGCGCGGGGGTGTCACCCAGTTTGTCCCGCGCCAGCTGCTCAATCCGTAGGGCAAGCTCGGCATCCTCCACGATGTCAATATCGACGGCAGCAACAGCACCGCCCACGATCCCGATGCCGCAATCGGGCCATGCAGACCAGGTTGCGATTTCGACCTCGGTTGTCGGACGTTCTGCATGCCGGTTCCATTCCGGATAATCCGCCCATGCCCCGCGCTTGAACTGGCCGGGCTTTTTGGTGCCCGGGCCGATTGGCAGAATGGCATAACCATTGGTGACCAGCCGCGCGCCAAATCGCGCCATGTTGGATGTAACAGCCATCAGAAGGGCACCTCGGGGGTCATGGCGTCGAGCCGCGTGCGGTCTTTGCCCGCAAGCTCGCGCAGGTGGTCGCAATAGCCGGTGACGACCGCATCGAGAAAGCAGTCCCATTCGGTCTCGGTCAGCGTGGCGAGATCGGTCTTGCCGATACTTTCAAGGTATTCGCCGCCCTGTTGGCCGCCGACAGTCATCGCCTCACTCTCGTTTGGGGTAGGATCGATCATGCCCTTCCTCCCGTGACAGATGTCCTGGCAGGTGCGGGAGCAGAGGTGCTTGCGGCTTGCGTCGCGCCGCGGGTCGGTTCGGCGATAGTCCGCGTCGAACCAACCAAAGCCGCGAGGTTGCCGGTGGCAGACGGCGCAGAGGCCGGTGTGGGTTTGTCGCATGGGGAGAACCTGTAACCGGTGATTTCAAAATAGCGGCCCGAGGGACGGACCGAGATCGCGCTGGGGCGTACGAGTTCACCCGCCTGAAGGATGGCCTCATCGACGCTGAGCGGCACGGGCAGACCCGGCGCGCGCTTGCGCCACCAGTCCGCAGCCTTTTGGCGCGCATAGCCCTGATGCTCGATACAGACCCATTCGCTGTAGGACGTGAGCCCAGAGCTATAGGTGACCTTCAGCGAGGGCTGCCCGCCCAGCTTGTCGTGCCGACTGTAGTAGACGCCATGGACCGGCAGCCATTGTGGCGCTTTTGGCGACAAAACTGGCAGGGCAGCGGCGGTCGGGCGATCTTCACCTCACGGGCCGGAAATTCGTACCCGCAATCCGGGCATTCAGTGGCAGAGAGCGCGACGATGCTCTCGCACATGGGGCCAGACCTTTGTGGGTGCCTCGCCCCCGCCACCCTCGCCAGGGCGTTTGGGCCGGACCAGATCAATCGGCCCATGGCGGCGAACATTACCCGCGAAATCCAGAACAAGGCAGTTTCCTTGCCCGGCGCCAGCCTTGTGCCGCGGCCCACCATCTGAACATACAGTCCGGCGGATTTGGTGGGGCGCAGGAGTGCAATCAGATCGACGCCCGGCGCGTTGAAGCCGGTGGTCAGCACGCCCATGGACGCCAGCGCACGAATGTTGCCGCGCTTAAAGGCGGCGATAATGGCATCGCGCTCGTCCTTTGGTGTATCCCCGAAAATCGTGCGGCAAGTGATGCCACGGCGCTGGAATTCCTCCGCAACATGGCGCGCGTGATCCACGCCCGAGCAGAAGGCCAGCCAAGATTTGCGATCCTTGCCGTAGTCGATGATCTCGGTGACCGCCGCGCGGTGATGGCGTCCTGATCGACTGCGGCCGCGAGATCGCGGGCAATAAAGTCACCCGCCCGGGTGCCGACTTTTGAGACATCAAGCTGGGTGGCGGGCTGTTTTGAGACCAGAGGGCTGAGATAGCCCTGATCGATCAGCTCGCGCACCGGAGCTTCAAAAGCAATATCGGTGAAGAGCGCCGATTTGCCTTCATGAAGCATGCCGCTATCCGTCCGGAACGGCGTGGCGGTGAGACCGATCACCTTCAGCGCCGGGTTGATCGCACTCAGTGCATCAAGGAAACGCCGATACATCGTGCTGGAATTGCCGGGGATGAGATGGGCCTCATCGATTAGGACCAGATCGGTGTGGCCGATTTCGTGCGCGCGGCGATGGATCGACTGGATGCCGGCAAACAAGATGCGCGCTTGCGCCTCGCGCTTGCCAAGCCCCGCCGAATAGATGCCTGCGGGTGCCTCGGGCCAGAGCCCGATCATTTCAGCATGGTTCTGCGCGATCAACTCGCGCACATGGGTCACGATCAGAATGCGCTGATCCGGCCAGGCTTTCAGCACGCCCTCGATGAAGGCGGCAGCCACCAAAGATTTTCCGGCCGCTGTTGGTAGAACTACCAAAGGATTGCCTTTGTTGTTCTGAAAATAGGCGTAGATCGAAGCGATCGCGGCCTGTTGATATGGGCGCAGGGTCAGCATGGTGTGGCCTCCGTGGTACGGGCGTCATTTGACCAGGCGGAGCCATCGGCCATGCGGTAGTTGACGATGTCGTCGCCCGCATCGATGACCTCACCCGGCACGAGATCGGGGATGAAGAGATGTTTGCCGCAGGCGGCGCGCTGTTCTGCAGGCGCCAGCATTCGATCATGGCGAGCGCAGTGCCATCCGCCTTCGACCGGCGTGGCGTGTAGGCAGGATCGGCAGGTCACGGCGGCTGCAACTCCCTCGTGGCAAGCAGCATGGTGATCGCAGAACCGGCATTCAAACCAGGCCGGGTCCTCACTGATCCGCGGGGGCGGATGCTGGGCAAAGATGACCCGACCGGCCTTTTCGAGCAGACGTTCGGCCATGGCGCTGTCGGCCTCGATCCGCTCGATATGCAGCGCGTCCGTGTTCTTGCAGACAGCCATGTAGAGCGCGCGGGTGATACCGGTCAGGTGCATATAGATCTGCATCTGCGCGGCGTGCTGGGGTTTTGCCAGCACCACGCCCTTGGCAGTCAGGTCGGCAAAGCTCTTGACCCCATGGGTCTTGAACTCCAACACATGCCAGGTTTTTGGGGCCTCAAGGATGCCTATTGCTACGCCATCCAGCGATCCGCCGAAATGACCGCCATGGGCCTCGACGCGGATTTGCCGCCCTGTCTCTGGATCGACCTCCAGTACGGTCGCCCCTGTGGCGCGCAGGTTGCGGACCATCCGGTCCTCTTCCTGTTGCCCTGTCTCGAACAAGCGCAGCAGACGACCGGAAAGCGTGACGGTGTCCACCCACGGAATCATACCAGAGTGCACGGG